CGAATGTGATCACCCGCAACATTATTATCCTCGCGGTGAAACGCCATCACTTCACGACCGCGGATGTCGAGGTCGCCTGCGGATCGGCTGCGAAACGAACGGCGATCAAGAAGATGCTGACGAGTGGTGTTGAGTTGGGCTTATTGACCCGCGATTCAAAATGGAACTACGAGGGCACAAACAAGCTCATCAAGACCTCGTTCTGGCGGACGCTCGTCAAGTTGCTCGACCCTAACATTGTGCGTTTCGCGCGATACGTCGTCATGTGGGATGAGATGCGAAAAGCGGCAGCGCAAGTGGGGGAGCTCGAGAGTCGGTATCCGTACAAGGGGTCTTATCGGAGCCTTCACGAACAGCTCTTTTACGGCGAATTCGACGACGAGATCTACGGTGATGGATTCGATGATGACTTTGAACATATAACGAGAGACCGGATCACGGAGCATTTGCCAGTCGAACAACAGAAGCGCGGCGGTTAATTCGGTGGTCGCGCGGCGACCACTTACCGGTCGCCGGACGCCCTTGAGAAGGTCGCCGAAAGTCCATTACAAAATGAGCGGAATTGCATACGTTCTTCCTTGAGGAGAACGCTATGCAAATATCATCAGACGTTGGTAACGGCCGCCAGTACAACCGCCGTGATATATACAGAAAATTCACCGAGGTCTTCCAGCGGAAGGGGCGCGTGGAGGGGGTTTGTAGACTCGGGCATGAGCACGTAGTTATCGCGGCTGGCGAGTTTTACAAGCCGCTTGACCGTTGCTTCGACCTGGTCGGTCCGCGCGTCACGACGCATGGCAACGACGAATTTCTGATCGGGAAGGGGTTCAGCCTCGGCGTCGAACGGACGGCAAATCAAAAGCGATCCATCCGGGAAACGCCGATCCATCGAATCGCCGCGGACCTCAAGGCAGAAACAGTCTGGTCCGTATCTCTCGGATCCGATCGGCAGAGTGTCTTGATCCTCGATCGGAATCTCAAACGCTTCGCGGAAAACACCCGCCTCAACCGCACCAATAATGCGGGTCGGCTCGCCCTCGCTCGAAAAGGATTCTCGGACCGGCTCGCTCGAGCTGGGTTCGTTAATGGTTTCACGGCGCAGACGCAGAAGCTCGACGCAGTTCTTTGCTGGCACGGAGAGCGCCGGCGGGATCGCGTCGGTCGGCTCTAAACTAAGCACGACCTGAAGCTCGGCCGACTCCAAATCCCCCATGGCGTTTTCCGCGGCGCGATCCAGAATGGCACGCAGTGTCTGCGGTTTAATTACAAAATTTGGATTATCTGCACGCATGAACCTGGAGACCGTTGAGGCGGCAAACCCAGCATCGTTCGCCAGAGCGCTGAAAGAGGAGCCAGTGAGCGCTCTAAGGGTTTCCAGTGCGTGTCGCGCCCGCTCGATTTCGCGTTTGCGGGCCCTTCCCATGACGGAAAGCCCGCCGCTCGCGCGCTGATCGGCGTCCCCGACGGAACCCAAAAGGCTTTTTGGCTTAACGGTCATGCTCAACTCATACTCCGAGCGTGAGCAATTATGCAAGCGAAAAACAGAGTGAGCGAAAAATCGTTGCAAAGCGTTTTTAAAATGCTTATGATCTTTGCAATATATAAATAAAGAAATGCACAACTCATGCGCTTAACAACCTACGACGACATCAAACAGCGAGCGGACGCCGTCGGTATCTCAATCGCGAAACTGTGTCGGGAAGCCGATATCTCGGAATCGACAGTACAGCGGTGGAGGACCGGTATGACCGATCCGCTGCGAACTGTGCGGGCTATTGATGCGGTTCTGCAAAGGTACGAGGCAGAAAATGAATAACATCGTACCGATCGATCGATCGCGTCGGTTACAACCGCGTAATTTCCAGACCCGCCGGGTAAATGAAGCCGCGGCCGAGCAAATCGTGGCGCGCTGGGCGGAAAAGGGCTGGGTCGTGAAGGCAGAGGTCGTCGATCTCGGTTACAATCTCTGGTCGATCAAATCTGACATGATCGCCGGGCTGCCTCACGATCTTTATATACTGCGCTGCGCCAGGAAGCAGGGGCTAAAATGAAGATCCTCGGCATAGACCCAGGGCTGAACGGTGCGATCGCCATGCTGGGCGACGGTTTTCTTGCTGTCCGCGACATCCCGACGGCAGGCGAGCTAAAGCGCCGGGTCGTCCTGGGAGGCGAGCTCGCCGGTGTTGTACGGTCCTGGGCGCCAGATTGCGCGGTTTTCGAGCGTGTCCACGCGATGCCAAAGCAGGGGGTCTCGAGCTCGTTCCGGTTTGGGCAAGCCTGTGGTGTCGTCGAAGGCGTGATAGGCGCACTACAGATACCGGTGGAATACGTGACACCGAACGCCTGGAAGAAACATTTCAAACTGACAGCGCATAAAGAGGATGCGCGGCTGTTGGCCATACAAGCAAGAGAGGGAAGGATTAAACGAGAATGAATGAGCAGGGAACCAACCAGCGCAGCGCCATCGATCTGCTTGAAAGCGCGCTGTCGACATTTAAACAACGCGACGGAATTTATGGCAGTGCGAGCGTTCATTATAAAGAGCTGGCCGACTTACAGAATGCGTTCTTCTTTAATGAGAGGACACCGAGAGACATTGTACTCGGTAACGTGATCGAGAAGCTCGATCGCGCACGCCGCGTCGACTGCGACAGCGAGACCTTTAAAGACTCGATTGAGGACGCGATTAATTATCTGGCAATCGCGTGGGAGGTTTCGTGATGGAAATCGAACCAGGCATACCTATACCGGCGCGCGGCAAACCACCATCACCGGCATCGAAGAATTATGGCGTGCTCAAACGCACCGCGCTCGCGATGAAACCTGGCGACAGTGTTTACTTTGAGTATGGGGATTCTGCCATTCAATTCTGTCGCGCGTTGAACCGCAGCAACATGCAATCGGCTTTTCGGAGATGGTATTCCGGATACCGCGTTTGGAGGGTCGATTGATGGGCAAGGGCTTAAGACTTAAGCAGAGAAACCGGAATGATGATTGGGCATTCCAAGCATACGGCGTCAACAAAATACAGGAGCCCCTTCCGCTATACGCGACGAAGCTCAAATGCAAAATTTGTGGGCGCGCCTTCATGACAATAGACGCCTTGACACGACACATTGAGAGAAAACATCCGGAGGTATTGCAATGTCGATCGAGCTGATGCCCCACCAGGTCGCCGGTGTCGATTTCCTAAAGGACTGCGACAGCGCTCTTCTACATTGGGATATGGGAACCGGTAAAACGTACACCGCCGCGCAGGCCGCGGGCGATGTCCTCGAGGACGGTGTTTGTGTTTGGATCGGGCCCGCTGTGTCGCGGCGCAACGCCAAACGTGAAATCGAAGCGATCCACGGGTCACGTTACACGGTCAAGGTTATCGAGAAGGCCTCTCATAAGATGGCCGGCGCCGACTTTTATATACTGTCCTACGATCTCGTAAATCGGGACGCGGTCCTCGAGCAGCTCCTCGACCTTACGATCGACGTGCTTGTGCTCGACGAAGTTCAGTACCTAAAGAACCACACCAGCAAGCGCACCGGCAGAATCCTGGGGCACCGCGGTGTCGCGTCTCGGGCGCGGTACGTTTGGGGGCTGACCGGCACACCGTGCCCGAACAATATCAGCGAAATCTTCCCATGGGTGCATTCGCGCCATCCGGAGGTCATCGACCTATACGGCCGGCCGATGAACTACTACGAATTCCGTGCTGCATTTTGCCAGACGATCGAGACGGCCTGGGGCGAGAAGATTGTCGGCAGCAAGGTCGAGCCGAGCGGGCGGTTATGGCTGGCCCTGGATCCTGTTGTCGACACCATAAAGAAGGAGGCCGTGCTCCACGATTTGCCCGAGTGCCGCTTCGCCGAGATCGCCGTCACTGGCGATAAGACCGTCAAGCATGTGCGCGATCTTGAGGAGGAATACCGCGACCAGCTCGATGCGGTGATCTCTGGTGCCGCCGGTGCCGAGACTTTTGATATGCACCTCACGACGCTCAAGAGAGCGACGGAGATGGCCAAGGTCGGCGATGCCATTGAGATGATCCGCCAGGAGCTCAAAGACGGCGCAATGGAAAAGGTCGTCATATTCGCAAGTTTCATCGACACAATTAAAGCGCTGCAAGATGGCCTCAAGGAGTTCACGCCGCGTGCAATCTACGGCGCCATATCGGCGGGCGCACGCCAGGATGCCATCGATGCTTTTCAGGCGATGGAAGACTACCGCGTCATGATCGGGCAAACGAACGCGGCGTCGACAGCCATAACGCTGCACGCAAACGGCGCCTGCCAGGATGTCGTTTTTGTATCGGCCGATTGGGTGCCTGCGAACAACGCCCAGGCCGTCGCGCGCGTGCACAGAAAAGGTCAACGGAACGCGGTGCTCGCGCGCTTCTTACATCTCGAGAACAGCCTCGATGAGGCAATACAAAAGACACTGATGAGAAAGTCCCGTCAGTTAGCCACGATTTACGGAGAAGGAGTGACGCATCATGCTGCCTAAGTACCAACTCGATCGCCTCGACACGAATGACCTCGACGCCATAGAGCTCGAAGTGAACCCGTCGCACGACCTCGTGCGCGCGCTGGTGCGCTGCATAAAAGAGCAGCGCGACGACATGGACGACATGGAGGGCGAGTTCCTGTCGCTGCTTTCAACGGTGTCGCCTGATGAGGCGAAGTCCGATGCCGGCTGAACATTCTTCGCTCATAGGCGGATCGATTGCAGACCGTCGAGAGAATTGCCTTGCCAGTTACAAACTCGAGCTGGCAGCGCCGACGCCGCCGAGCTCTAAATACGCCAATGAAGGCACGATGCTGCACTCGGTCGTCGAGCGCTGCGTCAACGAGAATATCGATCCAGTGAAGCTGACCGGTTACACGGAGGCGGGCGCCAAGATGACGGCCAGCCTCGCCCAGGAGCTTGTTCAGCCAGCGCTCGATGCGCTCGATGCACTGCTCGATGCATATGGCATTGAGGAGTACGACCTCATTACCGAGGCGCGCGTCGCTTATAAAGAGTTCGACGGGTTTGGTACGTGCGACCTTTTGATATCAACCGACAAGCACCTGCTCCTGGTCGACTGGAAGTTCGGGCGCGGCGTCATGGTCAACGGCGGTGCCGGTAACACGCAGCTCAAGTTCTACGCGGGCGCGGCACTCGAGACCGTGCCAGAATTTTTCGAAGGCGATAAGGAAATCGTCCTGGCTATTATACAACCAGCCAAGGACGAGCCTTTGAGCCATGGCACGATTACGCGCGAAGCGCTCGACGAATATGTCGCCGGGATGAAGCGCGCCGTCGGCAAGATCCTGGCCGACGACGTCGGCGATCCGGTGCCAGGGAGGTGGTGTCGCTGGTGCAACGCAGCGCCAACGTGCCCCTCAAAACGCAGCCAAGTCGAGCACGCGCTCGATCAAGATCCACGGTCCACGGCGATTGATCCAATACAGTTCGGCGAAATGCTACAGCAAGCCGAGCAGGTCGAGGACTGGGCCAAGTCGGTCCGCGCCGCGGCATACTCTGCACTCGAACAAGGCAAGCCGATCAAAGGCTATAAGCTCGTGCAGCGTCAGCGTCGCCGATATTGGACTGACGAAGAGCGCGCTGTCGAAGCGCTGCTTACGGCCGGCATCAACGATGCGTTTGAGAAACGCAAACTAATCTCCCCGGCGCAAGCCGAGAAGAAGGTGAAATCCGTCGGGGGTAACCCCAAGGATCTTGCCGAATTGATCGAGGCCCGGAGTGCCGGGCTTACGATCGCCCCTGCCGACGATAAGCGTCCGGCAGTATTCGAAAAGGGTATCGCTAACGCGACGCCTGAAGACCTTAACCTACCAACACGATAAGCAAGGATTACGAAAGATGACTGATCAATCAAATGCACTACAAGCCTGGCACGATAGTGCCGTCATTTCGCCCGCTGCGCTCGATGAGGCGCTGAAAGCCCAGCGCACGCAGGCCCCTGTGATGGAGGGCGGAGGTGGTGCGAAGCTGCTCCGCATCGATCAGGAGGGAGGCGAGTTCGTTTACGGGCAAGAGAATGTGCCGCCTGAAGCGAATTCTCTCTGGGCCATAAACCCGATGAGCCTGGAGATCGGCTGGGTTCTGTGGGAAAACCGCAAGAAGGTCGGGGAGGTGATGGGCCCGCTTGGTAAATGCCCGCCGCAACCGGCCGACGGCAAGGCATGGGACAAAAATGTCCAGTTCGAGCTGACCTGCATAGAAGGCACGGACGACATCGACGAGCGCATCCGGCTATCGAACTCCTCGAAGGGCGCCCACAAAGCGTGGGACAAACTGTGCAAGGCGTTGGCGAACCGTCCGAACATTGATTATTCGGCGCCCGTCGTGCGTCTTTCCGTCGACAGCTACGTGAATAAGAACTGGAGTAAGACGATTTACGAGCCCGTGTTCACGGTCGTCGATTGGCTTCACCCCGAGACCGGTGAGCGGCTGGCAGCCGACACCGCCGAGCGGTCTCTGAATGCCGAGATCCCGTTTCCCGATCTTAAAGAAGAAGCGCCCGCGGTGCCCAGCCAAGAGCAAGCCGCAGACGCTCCGATAATAAAGCGAGCCCGTCGTCGCACCAGAAGCGCGGCGTAAGACGAAAGGCAATGGGTGGTCGAGTTACAGCTCGATCACCCTTCGCTTTTCCGGGTTATCATGATTCACGACATACTTCACCTAGATTATGAGACACGTGGGCACGTAAACCTCTTCAATGAAGGCGCGTATCGCTATGCCCGCGACCCTCGAACCGAGTGCGTCTCGATGGCATGGGGGTGGGATGATGGTGACGTCGAGCTCTGGGCGCCGGCGGAGGAACCGTTCCCGGCGGAAGTTGAAGATTTCATGCGCGCGGGTATCCCCAGGAGCCTGCACGCGCATAACGCACAATTCGAAAGATTGATCACCGAGCACGTTCTCGGCATACCCACCGACATCGATCAATGGTATTGCACGGCTGCACAGGCGCGCGCGAGAGCGCTGCCAGGCGCGCTGGACGATCTGGGGCGATGCTTGGCATTGCCGATTCAAAAAGATCAGGCCGGCAAGGATCTTATAAAGAAGATCTGCGTGCCGCCGTTCGAGGAAGACCCCGAGCTCCTCGAGCGTTTTTACGATTATAATATGACGGACGTCATAACCGAGCGGATGTCCGAGAACGCCTCTGTTGCGCTCGACGAAAACGAGCAGCGTGTCTGGATTGCAAATGAAAAAGTAAACGACGCAGGGTTGAAGGTCGACGTCGCGTTCGCAAAGGCAG